AGAACCTTGACTTAAAGAAACAACAGCTAACATTGGAGCAAAGTAAACGTCGTGCAGATGTGTTCCTTCCTATATCTGATAACCTAAATGCTATGCTGCTAGAACAGAAAGATGACTTTGGTTTTCAAGAGTGGGTAGTGCCACACCCACAACCTGTGAAGGGCAAATACAAACCGTATGCTATGGAGAGACTGTCCAAGGTTGGACGTAGGATCATGCGGTTAGCAAAGCTATCAGAAGAGTTACGTCTAATGGACATACGTAGAACAGGTGTAACACAAATGGTAGACAAAGGTGTACCTTTACCACAGATAATGGCAGTGACAGGACACACACATGTGTCTTCTGTGAAACCATACATGAAGCATACATACGAAAGTGCAAATAGTGCATTGACACAAAGAGATGTACGTGTACAATCGACTGTAAGGAGTAACATTGAAAGTGATACACATGAATGTAATTAATTTTATAAATGATATAACACTTGTTAATGGTGAAACTAAACGTACACATTGTCCCGCATGTGGTGGGCGCAATACGTTTACGATCACAAACAACATGGGTTCTATTGTATGGAATTGTTATAAGGCAGGGTGTAGTGTGTCTGGTGGTAAGCGCACTCACCTTACTGCTGAAGATATTCGTAAGTCGCTTGGTAGTGTGGCAGAAGAGACACACGCAGTAAAATTCGACAAGCCCGATAACGTGGTTGTGGATTACCCTGCTGTGCAGGAGTTCTGTAATGAGTGGCAGCTTGACCCCAAGGAGTTGGGGTTGATGTATGATGTGAAAGAAGATCGTGTGGTGTTCCCTATTGTACATGCCAATACAATGCGTGATGCAACGGGCAGATCACTGTCAAAGCGTTTACCTAAGTGGAAAAGATATGGAAATAGCAGCTTGCCATACGCCTTTGGACGTGGTAAAACTGCTGTAGTTGTTGAGGACTGCATCAGTGCCGCCGTAGTTGGTGCAACAGAGTTAGGGTCTGGATGCTCAGATGATGATGGATTTGTCGGGGTCGCAGTGTTGGGTACATCGTTATCAGAGGGACACAGGCAGTACTTATCGCAGTTCTCAACAGCAATTATCGCACTTGATCCTGACGCACTCCCCAAGACACTGCAATTTGCGAAAGAATTACGTGGTCATGTACCTAATGTAAAAGTACTACGACTGCATGACGATCTAAAGTATCGTAACCCTACCGACTTAGAAACATTAACAACACTAGGAGACACATAATGGAATTATCACTTGTACGTAGTCTGATGGACAAAGACTTCTACGACGATCATCGTGGTGCACGTTGTCCTGACAGACTATTCAGCAAGGATGTTCGTAAGATCAAACAATCTATCGACACGGCTATGGATCGCTACGCTCGTAGTGTTACACCTGACGAGATAGAGGCACTGTTCATGGCGAACAATCCTACACTGACGACTGCACAGAAACAGGCATACAGCCATCTATTTCGTAGCATCAAGAAAGAATCACCGATGGGTAGTGACGTAGCACAAGAGGTGTTATCTAAACTATTCCAACAGGTGGTGGGAGAAGACATCGCCAACCTTGGCTTCGACTATGTGAATGGAACCAAGGGTACACTTGAGCCATTGCGTAATCTACTTGAGCAGTATGGAGATGACTTTACACCTAACCTGAAAGTGGAGTGGGAAGACATCAGCCTTGATACTATCCTGTCTATGACAGACCTTGAGTCACAGTGGACGTTCAACATTCCTACCCTTGTACGTAAGGTTGAGGGTATCAATGCAGGTCACTTGATTGAGGTAGGTGCACGGCCTAACACAGGTAAGACATCCTTCCACGCATCACTTGTAGCAGGGCCGAATGGTTTTGCATGGCAGGGTGCTAAGACTATTGTCTTGTGTAACGAGGAAGGCTATCACCGTGTAGCACATCGTTATATCACAGCAGCTACAGGCATGGACAAGTTCGAGATTGCTAAGAACAAGAAGCAAGCAATGCAAATCTTTGATCGCATTCGTGACAAGGTTATGTTTAAGGATGCCACTGGTCGTGACATGTCGTGGGTTGAGTCAGTATGTAAGTCGTACAAACCTGACATCGTTATCCTAGACATGGGGGATAAGTTTGCTCGTACTGCTGGCTATGCACGGCCTGATGAAGCACTGAAAGCTAACGCTATCTATGCCCGTCAGATTGCCAAGCAGCAGAACTGTGCTATCTTCTACATGTCTCAGCTATCAGCAGAGGCAGAGGGCAAGGTGGTACTCAACCAAGCCATGATGGAAGGGTCACGTACAGGTAAGGCAGCGGAAGCTGACCTGATGATTATGATCTCTAAGAATCCTACTATCGAAGGGCAGGATGAAGAAGACAATCAACGTCACATTAACATCGTGAAGAATAAACTGTCGGGTTGGCATGGCATTGTTCACACCGATCTTGAGTACAAGATTGCAAGATACGTGGCATAATGAAAGGAGTATGGAATGGGAACGGTAAAAGAAATAGATGGAGAACTCTGGTACTACAGCCCATCTGGGTACAGACAAACTTTAGAGTCACATAACAAAAAGAATAACACTCGTATGTTTGTAGATGGAGAGTACATACCAAAGTCACACCCTCTGTGGAAAGCAGGGCGATATAAATCATTTGGTGAAGCTGCGTTCAAGGCACTTGAAAAGGATAATGCAACGGCTGTTGGCTATGTATATGCAATGCGTAATGCAGCGTGGCCTGAGTGGGTAAAGATTGGTAAGGCTGTTGATGTACACGACAGGATAAAAGGATACCAGACAGGTTCCCCTATGCGAGACTACGAACTAATAGGATACGCAGAGTTTACTGATCGTAACGGTGCCGAAATTGAAGCACATAATTTCGCAGAGAAACTTGGGGAACGTAAGAACGAATGGTTTAAGATAACAGATGATGAAGCTATCCTTGCTATAAGGAGTGTAGCATGATCTGGGTATTGATATGGTTTCAACTGACTAACACAGAGGGTGTGGAGTACTACCAGTTGAATACCTTTACAAAGAAAGACGAGTGTATTGCTGCATTAGAGGGTGCACAAGTATTGATCCGAAACAACAGTGAGGCGGTTGCATGTCTAGAGGTGAGTACAAAATGATTACAGCAACTTACATTGACCACATGGGTAGTGACCTGTCTGTAGTAAACGCAGCACGGGTATCCTTTGGCAAGAAGAGTGAGTACATTTACTCTGGGGTTGATACTAATGGCCCACTAGAGAAAGCATTACATCAACGTGACGTGAAGCTGATCCGCTATCTAGCCAAGCACAAACACATCTCACCCTTTGGTCATGCCTTTGCATCGTTCCATGTGGTTTGCCCTATCTATGTACATGCGCAGCTAGAGAAGCATAAATTTCTC